TACCAGTTCATGGTCCACTTCCCAATTTCTTCCAGTCATACTATTAATATCAGTCATTCTTATCCAGCCATTCTTTCATATCTTTCTCAAACTCTGGCGTAGTCATAACATAGTGGGCGTATGCCATAGCATTATCCCAACTATCCTCAAAGTCTGTGCCAAAGGCTAGTTCATCCTTATTTTCATAGGTATAAGGCACACCATTTATATCTCTTTTAATCATTATTTTCCTCCATTTATTCGTTTATCCATCAAGTCCCACTCTACATCCTCTCGACTGGGCTGGCCTGTAGCTAACGCCTTTTCAACTGTCTTTTCTAAGTCAATTTCAAGGGCCCTTAGTTGCTCTATTTTAGCATCAATCTCTTTTCTTAGGGCTTTTTTTACAGTATTTTTCCTAATTATTTCTTTCTCTAATTCATTTAACCATTTAAATGTACTCATACATCCTCCCTATTTTTTATATTATTATTACCATCACGCCACTGCTGACGCATCTCTTCACGATAGGCTAGCAAAGACCTAACATCCTTTTTGGTCATCACAAGCCCATGTCTATCATGTGGAGGGCCAGCAAGAGTATGCAACATGCCATCCATCCAGCTGGCTTTCAATTGTATCCCTGCAACGACCTCATCTGGCTCATTTTTCCATTTCTTTGTTGAAGTCTGCAGTTGCTTGCCTCCATGCCCCATCTCAGCCCATATGTAATCTGGCTGGGCAGAACGCTGGAGCCTGCTATAAGCACCAACATAACTGAGCCCAGTTGCCTCCATAATTCTAGCAATAGTAACAATAGACCTATCAGCTAAAACATATTCCTTATGTAAATTCTTAGGCACCTAAAATCCTCCACTTCTTAACCATGCATTTTCCTGTGCTGGTGTCATGTCAAGAGGACTTCTGGAGTTTCTGTATTGTCTCTTACCATGAAATGTTAGCTTTTGCTTAGCCTCTGTATTATCTATCTTAGATAGTTTCTTAGCTAAGTCATTGATTTCTCTATTCATTTTAGTATAATTATCCATCATATTCCTCCAATAAATCACCATAATCATCATAAAAAGAATCCTCGCTACCCTCCGGATATGCCTTAGATAATACAAACTCTATCTCAGCCATAGAATGGTCATGCGAATTAATCCAACTTATTATTTTTTGTCGGTCATTATTAAACTTTATTTTATCCATGTTGCTCCTTGTACATATAATCCCAGTTAAACTCAGCAAGTTTCTTTATCTCATCCTTAAGAAAATTTACTTTCTCATAGGTATGGTCAAAGGCCTCACCTCCATCACAAATACACAATCTGGATAGAGAGGCATTCTCAATCCATATATTTATATATTGTTCCTTGGTTTTCTCAACTTCCTTGTCAAAATAACCCATAATTTTTATAGTCTTTTCTTTACTCATCAGCATCCTCCTCCTCAATTTGTACAATTTCAGCCCACTCACCACAATGTGAGCAAAGCCCTATCCCATCTGTATTGGGAGTATATACTGGAGCATCACAACAATTGCTCCATCCCTCTATTACTAAGTGTTCTGTAAACATTTTTCTAAACGACATTTTTACCTCCTTGGTATTATTATTTAATTTCTGGTAAGAATTTTAGCACGAATCTATAAATCCTGTCAACCCCTAAAATGCAAATAAATTGAAAATAAATGGGAAATCCTGGCCCAGCTTGGATAACTGGGCTCCAAATCTTCTATTCTAGCGACTTTTATTGGTTGGGTAATACCTAGGCCTTGGGTAAAATGGCCTCAATGTGATAATTACTAACCTGTTGGCCTGTAGTCAATTTCTTATTGGCTATGTTTCCTGCTACATAATGGCACCAGCTATCCCACCAGTAAGCGGTCCCTTTTTGTTGGGTCTGGGATACATAGGCTCTAATCTTTCGCATTTTGGACTCATGCTTTAAGGTTTTAGGCAATGATACTTGAGACTGTTTCCAGCCTAGGCGTTTAAGATTATGACTATCAATGCAAGAAACATTAAATCCTAGTAGCTGGAGCACGAATGCAGATTTAACCATTCCTAGGTTTGGCGTATCGTAAACATAAAGCAGGGCTTTTGAGATGTTTTCTACATCATCAAGGCCTTGGCCTACATATTCAGTTAATCTCTCAAATATGGCCTGTTTATGAGCCTCTACATACTCAAAGCCTGCACGCTTTAAGCCATAGTTTAAATGCCTACATTCTGGGCCCTGCTGGTCTACCTCAAACATTTTATCTGCTAGGCCTTGAGTTGGTTGCTGGATTGATAGCAACACAAAAGTAAAACCCCTTACCATATTGTCTGGGCTGGCCAGCAAAAAATCTGCGATTATTTTATTATCTTTTTTATACATTTTTACCTCCTTGGTTTAGTTACCTAAAAAGCCCCAATTAAGGGGCTTAGTAGGGCAGGCCTAGGGCCTAGTAAATATTACCGCTCCTTTGCAGGTATTCCTCCTCAATCATCTCTCTGTCATACTCCGCATTAATTCGGGCATTCTCATCAATCTTTTCAGCTACCCAGTCTGCAATCTCTTGAAGAGTGGCAGGGCTTGAGTAAGTATGGCCCATTTTATAGGTTACAGTTCTATCATCAAATGTGCAGATTGTAACCTCTTCCGTATCTTCATTAGTCATTAAATGAGCACCCATGTTTACAGTGTATAAATGATTAACATGCTTATGCGGTAATCTCATTTGAATTTTAAAGATAGTCCCAGTGTAATTATCTATTGGTAGTGTAGTTCTGTTTTTCCATGCTTTCATTATTTGCTCCAGTTATAGTCATTAGGGAAGAGTTCCTTGGCACACTCTGTAGAGCATACCATCGTATCATATCGGCTAGGCTCTGAGCCTTTACCATAACCAGTAGGCTGGCCACAGTGCTCACAGTATGTATCCTCCGGCTCACTCTCATAGATGAGCCCAGCTACTACTCCAGTAGGCTCAATTTCTGCTAGCCTTATCAAGGCTTGTTCTAGTTCTTTTTGTGTCATGTTATATCCTTATATTTCGCTTGGCTCTTGAGGGGTCCAAACTTGCCCTTTTTTCACCTAGAAAGCCCCTTGGTAGGGGCTTGGTAGGTTGGACCGTTTTAAGGCCTATTTACTGCTTCTCATTATCGTTCTGGCTACATCCTGCATATGCTTGAAGTAATACATAGTCTTCCAGATACTATCTGCACAGTTCTCAACATAGGCTTCAACAATCTCAAGGGATGGAGTGCCTTGCTTCCAGTTAAAGGCTGGTTTTATCTCATACTCATCAGTCTCAACCTCAGTGAGATGAAATAGGTATGTCATATGACCGCCCTTGCATTTAATATCAATACATCCTTGAGGGTATCCCTTGCGGACTGAGTTCCATTCACAATAGTATGTATTCCCATCACCTGTCCAGAAGTGTAGTTCTTGAGGTGCTGGTATCTTGCTAATCATTCTTCTAATTTCTTTGTTTTCCATTTTATTTTCCTCTCTTTTTAGTGTCTGCTTTAAACCATTCATATGTCTGGTGCTGGTATATCTTTTTAGCAACATAATTGACGCTATGAAATGTCTTGGGTCTTTCTAGTTTGTAAGCCACTGCCATTTCGTGGGCTTTCTGTTTATCTATTGTTTCCATTTTGTATCCTTGTTTTAATTGCTGGTCAATTCCAGTAAGTGAATTATGCCTGAGTTAATTTCATATGTCAACAATTAATTTAATCAATGGATAATAAAACTTTGAGAGGCTGGGATATTATGTCAAGGAATATATGAAATCCACGAATCCATCCCAACTAAAAAAACTATCCATTCCATCCCAGCTACTGGCACAGATTTCCATCCTATCTGGTCCAGCCTATGTCTTCCATCCCAGAAAGCCAATCCCATCCCGTCAATCCCAGAATATGCGTGGGCGGAAAGCGTGGAAAGGCGAGGGGTACCCACCCTTCTGAGAAAATTTCTCCATCGGGCAAAGGAACCCACATATAAAATTCTTATTTTTTCAATGTAGTACCTTGCATAACCAACTATTTTCGGCACTATGCATAATTACTTAGATATTATCTGGTATAATAGTACCTAGAATGAGCCCCAAAGAACCAAACTAATAGTATATATATACTGGTAAAAGAAAACTTTGTAAGAATTCTAGGAATGAAGGGATAACTAATTTAAATTTATGGTATAATAATAGTATATGGCAAATAAAGGTGAAATTTCTGTAGACTCAGAAGACGAGATTAGAGAAATAGAAAAAGAATTAGAAGAAGAGTTGAGATATGCGGTAGCATCTGCAAAGGGTGTAGTCCCAGCTGATGCTGTAATTAAGATTGAGCGCAAGAAAGGTAGACCAACTGGTGGACTTAGTGCAGAATCTAAGAAAGCTGGGGGTAAAAAGTCTAGAATCAAGCGTGGACAAACTTATAAACCTACTGATGATGACTATGCTAAAGTAGAAGAGATGGTATGTATAGGATTAGACCAACATACTATAGCTAAAATTATGGGTATTTCTAATGCTACTCTAACTAAATATTATTCTCATAATTTATTAGTAGGTAAAGAGAAGCGTACCGCAAGAGTTGCCGGTGTTGCTTACGAAATGGCGGTCAGTGGGGAATCTCCTAGCATGACTACGTTTTGGTTAAAGACACAGGCCGGATGGTCTCCTAAACACCACGTTGTTGTAGAGGATAGGCAGTTTGATATACAATGGGCCAACGATGAGGCTGACATTGCAGACGCTAATCAATTACTAAAGAATAAGGAAGGCAAGATACACTAGTATTTATGCAAGAGGAGAGGAAATCCATAGTAATTCCCTATACACCTAGGGATTTACAAAAACACTTACATACTAATCTAGATAGATTTAATGTTGTTGTATGTCACAGAAGGTTTGGTAAGACTGTATTTGCTATAAACCAGTTAATCAAAAGTTCTGTAGAAGATATACAAGCTGGTAAGAGACAACCTAGATATGCGTACATAGCACCACTATTTAAGCAGGCTAAGACAGTTGCTTGGGATGAATTAAAAAGACTATGCAGCGTATTCCCTGAGGTTAAGTTTAATGAAGCGGAACTAAGAGCTGACTTCATGGGAGCTAGGATACAACTGTACGGAGCTGATAACTATGATACTCTCCGTGGAATTTATCTTGACGGTGTAGTATTAGATGAGTATGCCCAGATGAACCCTAAGATGTTCTCAGAGGTTATAAGACCGGCACTCTCAGATAGGAAAGGTTATGCCATATTTATTGGTACACCTAAAGGGAAAAACGAATTTTATGATTTATACCACTCAGCACCGGATAGGAAGGGATGGGCTAGATTCTTATACAAGGCGAGTGAAACAGGGATACTAGATGATGAAGAGTTGGAACTTGCGAAACAAGATATGGCAGAGACTGAATTTGAACAAGAATACGAGTGTTCTTGGTCTGCTGCACTTAGAGGTGCGTATTATGCTAAAGAGATTGAAACTGCTTATGAAGAAGACCGAGTGGGGAAAGTCCCTTATGACCCGGCTAAACAAGTAGTAACAAGCTGGGACCTTGGAGTCTCAGATGCAACTTCTATATGGTTCTGTCAGTTTATTGGAAAAGCAGTACATGTCATAGATTATTTTGAAGGTTCAAACGAAGGGTTGCCTTACTACATAGATATATTAAAGAGTAAAGGCTACCACTATGGTGCACACATAGCACCACACGATATAGTAGTTAGAGAATTTTCTACTGGTAAGTCAAGACGAGACCTAGCATTTGACCTAGGTATTGACTTTCAAGTAGCACCTAAGTTAAAGGTTATGGATGGTATTGATACTACTAGAACTTATTTAAACAAGTGTTGGTTTGATGAAGAAAAAACCAAAAAAGGTTTAGAAGCATTACTACAATATAGAAGTAGTTATGATGATAAAAAGAAAATTTGGTCACAACGACCAGTCCATGATTGGACTTCGCATGCTAGTGATGCATTTCGTTATTTATGTGTAACAGATGTAGTGTTTACAGGCAATGATAGTGTCTGGGGAAGGGAACTCCCTGAGACTGATTTAAGTTGGATAGTATAAGGAGAAGTATATGCCAATGAACCCAAAGTGGTTAGAAAATAAATTAATAGAAATGGCACAAGACATTAAAGACCTGAAAGAAATAATGAAGGCAGTCAGCAGTAATCCGCCACCTAAGAAAGAAACAACATACCCTATAAATAAAGGTAAATAATTTATGGCAAAAATGACAAAGCGTGAGCTATCTGCTCACCTAGAGCAAGAAATACAATCTGCTTTAGGATACAAAGACGGAAAGCTAACAGAACAACGCTCCGATGCATTAGACCGTTACTATGGTAAAAAGTACGGTAATGAGCAAGAAGGTCGTTCTCAAATTGTCACAAGAGATGTAGCAGATGTAATCGAATGGATTATGCCTAGCCTTATGAAAATATTTACTTCAGGTGATAAGGTAGTACAATTTGAACCACAAGGACCTGAAGATGTCGAAATGGCAAAGCAGTCTACAGATTATGTAAACTATGTCATTATGAGACAAAACCCAGGATTTCATATTATATACCAGTGGTTTAAGGATGCACTGCTACAAAAGAATGGTATAGTAAAACACTATTGGGATGACAGTAGTGAGACATTAAGAGAAGAGTATAAGAACTTAACAGAAGAAGAATTTACTGCACTCTTAATGGATGACAATGTCGAGGTAAAAGAACACACAGCCAATGGCGGTGAAGAAAACATGGATGAAATGGCTCTTGCACCACAAGCTGTAACGCATGATGTTGTTGTTAATAGAACGTATGAAGATGGACAGGTTCGTATAGAAGTTGTACCACCAGAAGAATTTTTAATAAACAAGTATGCCAAGACAATAGAGGATGCTCGTTTTGTAGGACACAGGGTAAAGAAAACTAAGTCTGAGTTGTTAGAACAAGGCTACCCTAAAAATAAAATAGAGAATATATTTAGTAATGATGAAGCTGATTATAAAGCTGAAAGACTTTCTAGATTCTCACACGAACAAGACAATTCACCAGAGGGTGACATTGACGATGGAATCTGGGTTACAGAATGTTACATGCGTGTTGACTTTGACAACGATGGCATTGCTGAACTAAGAAAAGTAACGAAGGTTGGAGATGAACTGTTAGATAATGAGGCTGTGGATAGTGTTCCCTTCTCCTCCCTTACACCTATACCAATGCCTCATAAGTTTTATGGTCTGAGTATATACGACTTAATCTCCGACCTTCAACTCATTAAGACTACACTAATGCGTAACTTGTTAGACAACATGTATCTAACAAATAATGGGCGATACGAGGTAGTGGAAGGTCAAGCGAATTTAGATGACCTAATGACTTCTAGACCGGGTGGTATTGTAAGAGTACGCACACCGGGTGCTGTTAACCCTTTGGGAACACCACAACTAGACCAGAACTCTTTTAACATGCTAGGGTATTTAGATAGTATTAGAGAAGAACGAACTGGTGTTAGCAAGCAGTCAATGGGTCTATCTGAGGGTGCATTAAAATCGCACCAAACTGCTACAGGTGTCGGTCAAGTTATGACTGCTGCACAGCAAAAAATAGAATTAATAGCTAGAGTGTTTGCTGAAACTGGCATGAAAGACTTAGCAAACTCAGTATACCAATGTGTACAAAAATACGAAAAGCCAGAAAAAATTGTAAGACTAAACAACAAATGGACTACACTATACCCACACGAGTGGAAAGAAAAGATGGATTGTGTAGCACAAGTTGGATTAGGTTTTGGTAATAAAGATATGAACCTTATGCACTTAGGTAGGTTGTCGCAAACAATACAAATGATTGCACAACATCCAGCAGCAGGCATGTTACTTAAACCAAAACATGTATACAATTTAGTAGCCGAGCAGATAAAAGCTATGGGCATGAAAAATGTAGATGACTTTATACAAGACCCGGGCGAAGCGGATGTACCACAACAACAAGGTCCTTCTCCAGAAGAACAAGCCAAGCAGATGGAAGCACAGCTTAAAGCCGAAGAAATAAAAGTTAAGCTAGAAAAAATAAAACAAGAGTCTGAACTAAGACAACAGGAAATGCAAATTGATGCACAAATAGCACAACAAAATTTAGAGCTAAAAGCACAAGAAGCAAAAGTAGAAATGCAAATTAAAGCACAAGAACTTGAAATTAAGAAAGCAGAACTAGCACTTAAACAGCAAGAGCTTGTACTAGAAAGAGAGCAAGAACGAGCTGTTAAAATAGGAGACTAGATGGGGAACAAGGGAGAAGAAATAGCAAGGGCAGACCAAGCTAAACAGATTTTAGAACATCCTCTATATGTAGAGGCTCTAGCCACAGTTAAGCAAGCATTAGTACAATACTTACTTGATACCAAAGTTGCCGAGGAAGTGGAAAGAGATAGATTATATATAACAATCAAAGCACTGGATTTAGTTAATCAACACATAACTTCAGTGCTTGAGACAGGCAAACTTGCTGAAAGGGAGCAAGAAGATTTTTTAACACAGTAGAGGAGATAACCTATGGATTCTGTAGAGAACACCCAAGAAGGTAGATTTGAAAGAGTAAGAGAAGGTTCAGCAG